TTTATTTGAAATCCGCAAAAGGAAAGATCCGGAGCTTCGACTTCCGGTTCATATTATAGACTCGCGTTCCGCGCCGGCGCAGCTGCGGCTTGATGATCCCAAAGAAATGGACAAACGAATTGACATGACTGTCGGTCATCTTCCGCGGATAGCCGGAATGAAAATGCGTTTTCCGGATCTCTCCGCTCGCGTTCTTCTGCAAATAGAAATCATAACCGAGCAAATAAATCGGAGACGCGCCGAGTGTCGCTGCAAGGCAGAGCGCTCCGACGCCGACATTGTTTCCGCTGAAGATTCCGCTCTTGATCTTCCTGTGAATCAGCGGCCGGCTCTCTCTCAAGACATAATGAACCGGCGCATTCATGTTCGAATTATTCATGTCGATCCAGACCTTGAGACCTTTGAAGGCGTGAAATGCTTTTGTGATTCTGACCTGCTCTTCTTGCGTTCGGCCGATCTCTCGCGCTTCCAGCCAGTTATAAAGATCGATGTCCATTGCGAGCATGATGTCAGCGAAAGGAGCTTCGACGAATCCGCGGTTGCATACGATGACGCGCTCACCGCTGCGGCCGAGTCGATCGAAATCAAAGTTCTCAAGCGATGTTCCGCCGCCGATTACAAAGCAGCGCTGGCCGCTCCAGTCTCCGCCTTCGAGTTTTTTCCATAATGGGATCTTCGAACCTTTTGGTTTTTCTGTCCAGCGCATGAAGTTCTCGCCTTTCATCGCTCGTTCAGCTTCAAGGAATTCAATTGATCTTGTCGTGATTGCTCTCGCTTCCGTCTCCATTGAATCAATGATATTTTATGATCCGAAAAATTGCAAGAAAAAAAAAGGAGCGAGCCGCTTGCAAGCTCGCTCCATGTCATAGACTTTCAAAAAGGACTAAGCGACAACTGGAGCGCCACCGATGCCCGAAGGCGCGGTCGCGTCAATACATTCCAGCTGGTCGAGATCGCCGACGCCGGCGCCGTATGATTGCCAGCCGGCAGTTGCTTCCGAGAACGAAAGCATGTCGAACGAATTGAAGGTCTCGAGATTCATGCGATAACCAGACTTGATTCGCAGCTTCGGCAAGAAAACGCCGATCCGGTGAGCATTCGTGAGCATCATAGTCACGACCGGTTGAAAATTGTAATTGATGATTTTTGTCTGAGAGGTCGGCTGAAGTCGAATGTCGAGTGCCTGTTTGACCGCTCCCCAATAAGCGAGCGGCGTCAGAATGATGATCTGATTTCCGACGGTTGCGCCGTATCCTTTGTTCCTGTTGTTCGTCAAGATCCGAACCGCAGCGAGATTGAGAGCCGCTGCGAGAGCATAAGCATATTCTGTACAATTTCCGCATGCCGGATCTGTCAACGTGATACACGTCTTTGTCGCCATTGCTGCTTCGAGCAGCGCATAGTGAACTTGAGCGCGTCTGGCGTAAGCCTTGTTGACGAATTCGATAGCATTGTCTTCAATTGTCCAGTATTCCTGATTCATGAAAAGAGATTTATGCCAGTTCAGGCCGCCGCCGTAAAAATCAAAAAGCACGAAAGCCTGGGTTCCTGACATCTGCTTCAGTCGGATCTTGTCACCGATCTCGATGCGCTCGAAAGTCATGCCGCTGGTCACGTTCATGATCTTGAATCCAGGCTGATTTGAGTTCGTGAAATCCTTCACGTCAAAAATCTGCTCGTATCCGTTGTCATAGTTGGTCAGCGCATGAAATTTCTCGATTGCTTGAATCGCGGTAACAGGGAAGTCGCCGGTTGTCGTGAACGCATGATAAAGAGCGTCGATTGCTTTCTCTTTGTCGCCGGTCGAATGGAATGCTCGCATGCCAGCTTGAACGGCATTGTGAGCAGCATTGAATTTTTTCGATTTCTTAAACTCTTCCGCGACGAACTTGTCAGGAAGAGCAACGTGAAATCGAAGCGACTCGAGCAGCTGATCTTGATGTTCCGGTTTTGTGAAGTCGAATTTTGTCCAGTCGTTAATTATAGTTCCACGCATTTTCTTTCACCGTTTATGGCGCTGCTTGCATCAAGGCTTTGTCGCCTTTGAGGTCAATTAGAATGTCATCGTCATCAGCATCGCGATTCTCTTTTGCAATTCCGATCCAGAGCAAGCCCGAAACATAAGTGTCCGTGACACCGGTTCCGTGTACTCCGTCCCAGTAAATCGCAGCGCCGGTGTTAATAGCAACTGCGGCCTTTGGAACTCGAATATTCTCGCAATGATAAATGAGAACGCCGGTCTCTCCGAACACAACTTCGAGCGTGTCACGGCAGCCGGTGAGCGGATCGATCTTCTCAGCAACGAAGATCACGCCGCATGTATTCCGGAGCTTATAAAGATGGCCGTGAGCGAGCGCGGTCGAAACTTCAGAAACAAAATTTAGAGGTCTGTAATCACCTTCAACAGAGAATGTTTCAATTATTTGAGCCACAAGTTTTTCCTTTTTTTAGATTTGGGCCGAATCCGCCGACCGTGGCCGGCTTCCCGATTGTGTTTGCCGAGAAGCTTTCGCTTCCGAGTGCCGAGTGATCTTTCGATCACCGATGCCGAGTGACTTTCGTCACCGATAAAATATTTGATCCTTAATCAAGGAAAGGATTTGAATCAACAGAGCTTTCGCCGTCGCCGGTTTTATTTCCTTCGCCGTCGCCGTTGCCGCCTTCATCGCCAGTTTTATCTTCCTCTTTTTCTTCTTTCTCACCGAAGACGTCCGCGGCGATCGACTTGAACTCTTTGATCCCTTCATCGAGAAAGGATGAAAATTCATCTTCTAATTTTTCAGGATCGTTAGGCTCGAATTTGCCTTTCTTTTTTTCAAGGAATTTCGTCTGCTTCTCAGTCAGTTTCCGCTCGGTCTTTGCTGCCTCGAAGAGACTGTCGACCTTCGACTTCGCAACTTCCTTTTTGAGACCGGTGTTTTCCTTTTCAATCTCTTCTTTCTCTTTTCCCAGTTCTGCTTTGACTTCAGCGATCTTCTCTTTCATCCGATTGTCGTGATCGTGAAATTCGCCTTTTGTTCTTTTGACGGCCGAATCAATAAAGCCTTTGACTGAAGGATCTTCGCTCAAGCTTGCATTTGAGAAAAGATCGCTCGGCTGGAGAGACTCAGCTTTGATGACCTTTTGCATGTCATCAATAGAAAGTTCCATTTCGCGACTCCTGTGTTTATAAGATTTCTCAGCGAATTCAAAAAGCTGCGTGAGCAGCGTCGCGCCTTCGAAGCCAGGCTTCTCGATCGCTGAATTCGCGAGTGCAATTGCACGGACATCATTGACGTCAGCAAGATAATCTCTGCCATTGTCTTTCAACATTATGTCGGCTTCGATGCTGGCCACGTCGAAAGGCATTGTCGCGAACTCCGGCTTGATATAAGTCGCGACGACAACCGAAAGTCGATCCTTGATTGTCGCGAGCTTCTTTCCGACGACTTCGCCGATTCGCTCGCGCTGCGCTGCGCTCTCTTCTGAATGACCCCAGAAGAGCGGAAGACCGACCGTGATCTTGTCATGAAGATTCTGAATTGCCGACTTAAACCATTTCTTCACGACCTTGATCCAGGTGAAATTATCAGCCGAGATCGATCCGCTGGATTCTCCTTCATGGCCGACGATGTAAGCTCGGAACTTCGGCTTCGGATCGTCGCGCTTGATCTCCTGAATGATGGCCGGAGAGATCATTGCCATCATTTCGTTTTGCGCCATTTCAATTAGACGAGCGCTGACGAAATGCAGATAAGGAGCGTTGAACTTCTTGTCTTCGAGATAGAGCGCAGAGAATTTCATTTTTTCTTTTTGTCTTTGGTCACGTCATCGATAATGCCATATTTGCCTTGATGCATTTCGTGAGACGTCATCGATCCGCCTTTGTACGGCTTGATTTCATGAGTCTCGAAATCGTATTCGAGATCTTTCAAAACTTCTTCAGCGGAAATGACTTCGACTTTTTCATCATCGGCCATCGCAGATTTGTCATGAGAGACAACGATCTTCTGCTTGCCGGCCGGTTCTTCTTCCGGCGGAAGCTCGATGTCACTCGCCTTCAGGATCTCGTCGGTATTATCAACGATCGCTGGAGCTTTCGGAGCTTCCGGCTTCTCTTCTTTCGGAGCTTCTTTCGTTTCAACAGGATCTTCTTTTTTTGCAGCCGGCTTCCGAGGCGTTGTTGTTTTCTTTGCTGTCGAAGCTTTTGGTTTTTTCTCTTCGACACTTTCAGTTGATTCCTTTTTTGTGGCCATTCATTCACTCCTTCATTTCTATCTTATAAAATAAGCGATGCGAATTTTCTTTGTCAAGCCTTTATTGTGCCGCAGCGCCTTCAGCGCCTTCAGCGGCGTCGATAACCGGCGGCTGAACTCCAGCATTCCGAATCGCCAGTTCGTCGCGTGCGGCGTCTCTCTCTGCCGTCAGCTGGTCTTTCTCGGCCTGATTCTCATCGGCCTTTCCGAGTCGCGTCAATTCCTTCGAAGCATCGACGTTCGGAACCTGAGAAAGCAGATATTCGATCGAGATCGCAGATGCAAGATAAAGCGGCAAAAGAACTTTTTCAATATGAAGCCATTGCTCTTCAGTCACAACAGGAATTTCAATGTCAAGCTTTGAAGCATCGAGCTTCGTCAGCTGCGAATATTCAAAATACATTGTGAAAGCTTTCTCGAGCAGTTCCTTATAAGTTCCTTTCCAGATCACGCGTTCTTTGTCCGTGCCGGCATTGACGAGTTCTCGCGTACTTTCGCCGGTTGCTCGATTCTTCAGGAGATCCAGGAGACCGAGGAAGTGAACCGGAATTCCTGTCGTTCCGGAAATGATCTTGATCTTGTCGATGATCTCAGATGACAGCGAATTGATTCCGCTCATGTCCGGCCCGATGACTGACAGCTTCGACTTCGCATGGATGAAAGCTTTCTTAATGTTCATGCGATATTCGTCCATTGCCTTCGCAGCGTCAGCGACGCTTTCCCAGTCTTCGCATTCAATGTCGAAGATCGGCATTGCGAAGACGTGATTAATCTCGCGCCAGTCTCGCAACGCCTTTGAGACGTCATCGATCTGCGTTAAGCATTTCATGATTTTCGGCTGCGCCTGGTTCGGCTTTGAGATCCGGCCGCCGAATTTATTGTAAACGAACTCCTTTGGATCAAGGACTTCTTTCTTCGCATCGCTCTTCGGCTGCCAGGTCAGAGACGAATAATTCATATAATCATCTTTCGGAGTCTTGACCTCGTATCCAGTTTCAAGCCAGGAGATAAAACGGACTGAGACCATTTTTTCATACTTGCCGTCTTTGAAGTCCTTTGCATCTTCGAGCGCGAGCTTCAGCGCGATCTTCCCTTCGATCTCGGCTTCTTTAGCAAGTTCGACCGGCATTTCCTGATCCAGCTTATTGTATTCAAAAAAGTCATTCGCAAATTCAAGCTCGGCCTTCGCCTTGCGCTCTGTCGTATCTTCAGCCGTGACGACTCTGATTCCTTGACCGATTGTAAACGCGGCCCGAAGATCTATAATCGAACCGGTCAGAACGGTTCCCCATTCAGCCGTTCCGACATATTTGCTTTCAATCGCTTTGACGGCCGTCGAATAAGTCCGATATTCGTTGCCGACATATTTCTTTTTGTTGAGATCCGCGATTGTCACAATAAGCGCTTCACGAGTCTTTACAAGTGACTCGATCTTCGCGACCGTCTCTTTGAATTCTTGCGCCGACAAAACGACTTCACTCTTTTTGATTTTTGATTGCCGCATTTAAGATCTCCTTCAATACATGTCTTGTTGACTCAGCATAAACCGAGCTTTTTCTTTTGTCCGAAGAACCGAGAAGATCCCATAACGAACGGCGTCCATTCCGTGATCGTCGAACTTGGCCGGCTCGTCGAGCGTTTCTCCGTTGCGATCCTCTTTCCATTTATACGTTTTGAATTCGTCATTGAGATCGCCGTTCTCTTCTTCATTCGTGACGAGCTTCTTTGACTTAACAAACATGATGCCAGAATAAACCGATCCTTTTCCGCCGTCAGCTGCTTTGCAATTAAATCCAGCAAGACGGATTTCTTCAATATCTTTCGCCGCCGAAGGATCTGCATAGATCGGAATTTTCTTTTCGACATCTTTGTCTTTCATTTTCTCGATCAGCTGGCTCGTTGTCAAATGAGTTTGATAAATAATTTGCCGAAGATGAATGACCTGGTCTTTCACGCCATGCCAGATCAACGCGCTCGGATTATTAAAGCCGAAGTCCAGACCATAGAACTCGAGGTCATATTCTTTCGGATATTCTGAGAGCGGAATGATCCTCGGATGCTGGTATATAATGCCGCGAGCGATCGCCCAAACTCCCTGTCTGAATATTTTGACATAAACAGGATCATCTATTCGCTCGAGATCTTTCCGGTATTTATTCCGGACTTCATCATTAGGATTATCGTCAACCGTCGAATGATGAAGGAAAGAATTTTCAAAGACACCTTTTCCAGTGTATGCATCTGGCATGCCGGTAAAGAATTTCTTTTTAATCCAGCGAGCACGTGCTTCATCAGGATTGAAAGACATAATAACTTGATGATAATGACCGGTTGCTTCCCTTAGGCTGAGATCTATAATCGTAAAATCATCTTCCGTGAATT